CAGCACGCAAATCGTGTTGTCGTGCCGGCGCGCGGCCGGAATCCCGAGCGCGATCAAGTCGCGCAGCTGCTCGCGCGCGCGTTTGCGGTGCGTGATCGTGAAGATCTCTTCGTCGGACAGCACCAGGTCTTGTTTCATATCTTCCATTACTTCCTCTTTCTTGTGTTCATGCCTGCTTTGCTTGCGCTGTCGCAGCTCCGCCGATGAATGACATTCGATTCTTTTCGCAGTAGCGACGAAACGCTGCTTCGTGCAGCTCGCCTGGCAGCAGGTCGATGCCCGTTCCCATCGTGCCGCCTTTCCATGATCCCTTCTTCGGCCCGGTTTCCTTGCTGAAGTCGATATCCAGGCTGCGGCGCACCATCGGGCGGTAGAACAGGCTCAGCCAACTGCACCATTTCTCGCCGCGCAGCCATTCGCGTTCCTGGATGTGGGTAGTCGCCTCGATGCTCTCGCCGTCGAAGTCGAGGAAGCGGAAACGGGCCTTCGGCACGCGCTGCTCCGCATCCCACCGCTGATCCTCCTGCGCGCCAGTGCGCCGGCCGTGCTCGCGCTGGGCCCAGAACTCTTCGCCAGCCAGGTCATACAGGCTGAAGCGCGCGAACCGCCACTGCGTCCAAGGCAGGTTGCAGCACCAGCTCTTCGTGGTCGTGCTGTCGTTGGTCTGCGGGCCGAGGAACACCTGCAGAAAGCCGTCGCTCAGGCGAAAGCCGTACTCGCGCGGGTGGATTTCCTCATACCAGTCGCGACCCATCCGCTCAATCGTCGCGGCGTCCCAACTGCGCGCCGTGTGCCGGATACGAAAGGGCTTCACAATCTGCGCAATACGCAGCTCAATCCGGCGCCTGAAGGCGTAGACGACGATCCGCGCAGCGTTGGTGCAACTTTCCTCGTCAGCGCTTTCGAGCGTGATACCGAATGGGTTCCAGCTTGTGCAGCGCTCTATTTTCAACTTAGGCATCAAGATCCTTTTTGGTGCGCGCCTCATCGCCGGCGCGCCTGGCGTTATTTGTTGATCAGCGGCCAGCTGCACTGGCTGAGCGGGTGGGCGCCGCCGCACCTGGTGCAGGTGCTGGCCAGCATGGTGGCCACTGGTGGCGCCGGCCGCGCGCGCAGCGGGCAATCGCGGCCCTGGCGGCAGTTGTGGTTGCAGCAGACCTTGCTCATGCCATTCCGCTTTCCGTGCACGTAGCGGTGTGCATCTCGCCCTTGCGGGCGCAGCAGATCGGGCAACGAAAGCCGGTGGAGCGGCTCATCGGCGCATTCGGGTGAAGCAGCCGATCCTCCAGTGCAGCCAGCTGCTCCCTGAGGCACACGCTCTCGGCCACCTTCTCGATCAGTTTCGCGTTCAGGCTGTCGATCTCCCGCTGCTGGTCGCGGATGATGGCCTCCTGCTCGGTCGCTTCGATTTTTCTGTTTTCGCTCACGCTGCTGCTCCTTGAGGTTGTGGCGCGCGCCGCGTGCACTGAATGCACGTGGTGCTGCCGCTGGTGAACTGGGTGTGCGACTTGCGCTTCCGGCACGGGCCGGCGCAGTTGCGCTGGGGCGTGTACAGGCCGGCGCAGCTTTCCGTACGTAGCGCCAGGTGCTCGCTCATCGTCTTGGCTGGGTTGAGTGCGCTCATGCGGTCTCCAGATCGGCAAACAGGTCCAGCGTCACGCCGCGCGGCAGCTGCGCCCGCTCCACAATAAAAATCTCGTCATAGCCGTCGCCATCGCGGCCGCCGTGGTTGGAGCTGAAGCCGGATGACCCGGGCAACCACGGGAGGCGCCGGCGGCAGCGACCGTCCGCAACAACGAAATCGCTCAGGTACGAAAGCTCGCGCGATGGAGGATTTCTATAGGTGAACGAATAGATGCCGCCTTCATTAGTCACGCTCGCCACAGTGCCAGGCCCGCTATAGTTCGTACGGATCACGTCACCGACTTTCGGCAAGCAGTTCAGGGGCAGCTGCGCGTTCAAGCGGCCTCCAGCATTGCGGTGCTGCGCGAACGCTTCACGTTTGTTCTCTTCGTAGGCTTGATCATTCGCCCCGCTTTGCGCAACTCGTAGGCCCGGGTCATGACTGTGTGTATCGTGCGCTCAAGCGCGAGGCTGACTTGCTCTGGACCGTCCGTCGCGTAGTTCTCGATCAAGTACTTCTCGTCCGCGGTGGTCCACGGCGTACCCTGCTTTCCATGAAAGTCCGGATGGAATTTCATACGCCCCCACCCGTCATAGGTCACCGGAGTTACGCTGCTCTCGCTCATCCAGCCCTCCGCTTCGGCGCCGGCGGCATGTGCATCCAGTCCGTGACCTGCTCCGATTCGATGATGTCGGCGGTAACGTAGCGCCACACATCGCCGTCGCGGTAGCCTGGCCACACTTCACCGTCCGACAATGTGAGCAGCACCATGGTGTCGTCGTCCGGCAGCCGCTCGGTAACCGGATTCCAGTCGTCGATCAGCATGCCTGTGCTCCGGGAACACCCTGCCAGCCGAAGAACGCGTGCACCAGGTAGTCCCGGCCCATGCCGATATCGCGCGCCGGGACCACTGGCCGCTTCGGCGCGATCGCCTGGTCAAGCTCGTCGTCAACTTCCGGGTTCTCGCCCAGCTCCCACAGCACCTGGGAACCTTTGCGATCGCCGCTCCGGCGCGCGGTCCGCAGCGTCTTGTCCATGTGGAGCAGCAGCGTGCCCATGGTCGAGCGGTTGATGCCGGTGGCCGTGCTAAGCTCCATGGCGGACTTCGGCCCAGCGGCGAGCAGCTCGGCGATCGCGTCGAGGCGCTGCTCCCGCAGCGCGGCGGCCTCGGCATTGGAAGCGGTTGCATAAGTCAATTTCATTTCGTGTCCTCGGGAACAATGGCCGGATTCCCCGGCTGGTACTTGCCGCACGTGCGCGCCTCTTTCCTATTGGAGGAACCGGTATGCGCCAACATGGCGCCGTAAGCCTGCAATGTCTCAGTGCGGTCATAGCCACCGCTCTCGTGTTCGCGCAGGCGCCGAATGTAGCGGCCGCGCACGTACTTGCCGGCCGAGATGTGGTTCGGCCACACGACGTAGCCGAGGAATGGCACGCCGGCGGCGACCGGCGCCAGGCGCACCTTGCGCGGGTGAATCGTCAGGCCGTCGGCGCCCAGCTTGGCTAGGATCGCGGCCTTGATTGCGCGAAGCTCGTCCGGGCAGTCGCCCAGCACGACGATGTCATCGACGTAGCGGATGTACCGGCGCACGCCCAGGACGCCCTTCACCCACTGATCGAAGTCGCACAGGAAGATGTTGGCGAACAGCTGCGACGACAGGTTCCCGATCGGCATGCCCTTGGCGGCCGTGGTGCGGTACATGGTGTCCGCGCCGAACAGGTGGTCGTACGTATCGCCCGTCCTGAACGAGTCGATCAGCGCGGTCACCAGTTGGCGCAGGTCGTGGTCACCGATGTAGCGCAGCGCGCGCGCCTTCAGCAGCTCGTGGTTGACCGAGTAGAAGTACTTCGAGATGTCCAGCTGCAGCGCCCAAGCCGCGCCGGTGCCGCGGGCGAACTTCGCAAGGCGGTTGACCGCCGTGTGCGTGCCACGTCCTGGCAGGTTGCCATAGGTATCATGGATGAAACGCGGCATCCAGATCGGCAGCAAGTACTGGTACAGCATCCAGTGCACCACGCGGTCCTTCATCGGGGAGTCGATCACATGGCGGAACTTCTTCTCGCGCACGGTGAACGCCTTGTAAGGTCCGAACGTGAACTCACGGTCGCGCAGGCGCTGCTGGATCGTCACCAGGTGGCGCAGCGGATCCTCGTCGAAGCGCTGCACGCGCAGGCTGCCCGACTTATTCTTTTTAGCTTTCAGCCAGCAGCCGTGCAGGTTGGCCAGGCCGGTCATGGTCTTGAATTCGGTGTCGTTGCCTCGTTCCGCGCCGGCGCCCGTGGGCCTCGACGCGGTTCTCGGTTTGGCTTGACGCCCTGCTTTTGGGGATTCCCCAGGAGAATTTCGACCAAGAATTGACCTCCCGCGAGCGCTGCGCTCGACGTCCAGGCGTGTAATTTTTGGGTCAGCGGAAGCCGACGTTGTTGTTGTCGTTGTCGGGCCAGTCGTTGTTGAGATTGAACACGCCGGCATTCGAGTCCGAATACCAGTAGCCGCCACGGATGAGCGCATTGCTCGACCTTCCAGAAATCCCCCTTCGTTGATCATGGTGTCACCGCCGTAGCGGAACGGATCAAGCCGCCGACCAGGCGCCCAAGCTCAACGGCTAAGCCGACTCGGTGCTCAAACGCGAATTTGAGTTTGCTTAGCCGTGGAGCCTGAGTCAGGTAGTGCTTCAGCAGGTCGACGTCGGCCGAGATCGAATGCAGTACCGCGATCCGATTCACCTCGAGGCCAAACGCGAACACCGCGCGCATCAGCCGGGCCATACACGCGCGCAGGTTCTCGCCGTAGGTCACGCGCAGATCGCGCGGCATCTTGACGATGTCCTGCAGCAGCTGGGTGTCGAGCGCCTGCGCCTGCTGCTTCAGCTTGAAGCCAGAGCTATCGGGGTTGGCCAACACCTGCTTGGCCGCGGCCTGATTGATGCTCCCCCGCTGGCGCAGATCCTCGATCACCTGGTTGACGATCGCCGGTGTGACGGCCGCTAGCACCGACGACTGCGCGCTGGTCTGCTCCGACACGTACACGGTGTGGCCGGCCGCCAACGTGCCCAGGGCGACAACGTACGGGATCCCGAACTCTTCGACCATCGACCAGAGCCTGCTCTTGAAATTCCCTGCGGGGAAGCCGACGCGCAGGTGCGGGTCGTCGATGGTGCCGAGCAGCTTGAGTTGGTAGCCCTTGAGCGTGCTGAGCGCGTGCGCGGTGCGGTCGAAGCCGTGGAGGAATTTGCCGGCCTGAATGAGGATCAGGTGGTTCGGATACTGCTGCTCGAGCTTGCGCGCGACGCTCGCCATCGGGTCGGCCTTGCCGAGTCCGACGTCGATGCCCTTGTAGACCGAGATCCCGTGCTGGCCGATTTCGTCCTGCGTAGGGTGCTGTGTTGGTGCTTTTTGCATTTTCGATCTTCGATTATTCTTGTGGAAGGCCACCGCTTACGCGGCGACCCGTGACCTGAAACCAGACGCCCGAGCTACTTGGTGCAGCGGAAGCCGACGCCGTTGTCGTCGCTGCCGGGCCAGCCGTTGCGGAGACGGAACACGCCGGCATACGAGCCCGAAAACCAGAAGCCGCCACGGACGAGCGCATCGCCCGACCAATTCAGCGGGCCGCTGGGCACGTAGCCGACGCCCTTCTTGCCGCTTGGCGCGGGTGCGCAGCTGATGGACGGAGAGTCCTGCGCGATCGACCCGCTGACCAGGCCGTCGGCGTCACCCTGCACGTCATCGAACACCCAGGACCAGACGTTGCCGGCGAAGTCGTAGATCCGCGCGCCGTTCGACAGCTCGTGCCAGCGGCGCTCGTCCGGATCGGGCGATTCGTAGGTGCCAGCCTGGGCTTCGCTCACGGTGCCCTTGTGCAGTCCTTGGTAGATCGAGCCTTCGCCTACTTTGCCGCCCGACCAGTTGATGTCCATCTGCGCGATGTTGTGCGCGATCGCCAGACACTGCGTCTCCGTGATCAGCTTGAGGCCGGCCTGTTCGCACAGCGTCCTGGCTTGCTTGTAGGTGAAGTTCACGCGCGGCTTCGTGCTCGGATCAACGACCACCGGCCCGTTCGACTTGCCGCCGCAGTGGTACTGCCCCACTTCAAACGACGGAACAACCTGACCGGTCGGCAGCGTGGTCTCCGGCACCGTGATGAAACCCTCGGCATCAGTGCGCAGGTGCAGCGCGAGCAGCAGGCCAGCCGTGCCTTTGACGACGATGCCGTCGACATCCACGATCAGGTGGCGACCGGTGCCGTCGACCAGTTTGCGCAGGCCTTCCCATTCGGCGGTGATGCGCAGACCGCGCACCAGGTGGTCACCGGAGCGCGCGGTGAAGGTCTGGTCGGGAGTGAGTTCAATTTGCATTTTTGGGTTCTCGCTTGGTTAATCGTTATCGTTGGCTTGCAGCTTTTTCACATCAACGTACGCCCGGCGCTGCATGTGTCGGCGTGCGAGCAACTTCAAAATCAGTTCTTGGGCCCGGTTCTTCAGCATCTCGTCGAGCGGCGTGTCGGTAGCCAGCGCGCGGTGCGCAATCTCCAACGCCATGCGGTCTGGTTCGGCGCGAGCCATGGCTACTTGGCTCGCAGCTGGTAAGCGAACCGCACTGCGTCGACCACTGACATATTCAGGAAGCGGTAGTAGCGGTAGAGCGTTAGGAATCGCATGGTGGCGCCTCCGGCTTTGCAGGGTGGGTCAGCAATCCCCACAAAATCTTGTCGAGCTCAGTCTCTTGCATGTGCACCATCAATCCGGACAAGCGTGCGATGAACGCCCTGGCCCGAGAGTTGACGTCGCAGGGTTCCTGTTCCATGGAGCGCGCGGCGGCCCTCTTGATGGCGTCGCGTAATTGGGCGGCGGTCGTCATGGCTTAATCCTTCGCCGGCTCGACGGTGATCGCGCAGACGCCGAAGCGGTCGACGGCGGCCATGTGGACAGTGGCGCTGTCGGTACCGAGTGCTTGGTAGCTAACCTGGGCGGCGCCGGTTCGCACGCGGACGTTGAAGGTTTTCATGCTGTTCTCCCCTGTGGCAATCGATTGACGACTGTGGATGGATCACCGCTTCGCGGCGACCCCGGACCAGTGATCAGAGACCGATGGGCTTGGTGCAGCGGAAGCCGACGACGCCGCGGTCGCTGTCGGGCCAGTCGCGGTAGAGAGAGAACACGCCGGCAACCGAGACCGAAAACCAGCAGCCGCCACGGACGAGCGCATAGCCCGACCAATCGGTATCCGCACGCGGACGCCAACCCATGCCGCGCTCCATCGAGGCGAAGGGTGCCGTGGCGATCGACGGCGAGTCGGCTGCGAATGCCTGGGCGATCAAGCCATTCTCGTCACCCTGGACGTCGTCGAAGACCCAGGTGTAGGCGTTGCCGGCGGCGTCCATCACCAGCTGGCCGTCACCGAGGAAGAAGCCGCGGCGCTCCGACGGATCGCGCGACACGAAGCCGGCGGCGTACGGTTCATCGACGTCGTCCAGATCGAGGCGCAAGCCTTGGAACATGTCGCCCAGGCCGACCTCACCACCGGTCCAGTTCATATCCTGCTGGAACAGGTTGAACGCCAGCGACAGCGCCTGCAGTTCGGTGATCAGCGCGAAGCCGGCGTCGGCGCAGGCCTTGCGCGCATCGGCGTAGTTGATCTCGACCCACGGCGCGCCGGTGGCGGAGACGACAGCCTTGCCGTCCGCGCCCTTCGAGCACAGGTACTGGCCGACCTGGAAGGCCGGCACGGTGATGCTGGGCCGCGTGATGGCGCCGCCGACGATCACGCACGGCAGCGTGGTCTCGGGTACGGTGACGAACAGGTTTTGCTCGACGACTGCGGCGGCTGCGCGCTGCTCGCTGGTGGTAGCTGTATTCATGCGGTTCTCCCTTGGTTATGTGTGGTTTCGGGGTCGGTTTCGGCTACTTGAGCTTGTTTCCGATAAACCCATTATTAGCCCTGCTGCTTTATTAGTCAAGAGCATTGCTTCTAATCATTCGAATATTTTGGCGGCGTTGCCGGGACACGAAAAAAAACCCGCAGAGTGCGGGTTAGGGATTAACGCTGAAGTGGGTGGGCTAAATCGAGTACATCAACTGAGACGGTAGGCTAGGTAGACGAGGAGACCGACGATTATCCATGCTAGCCGGTATATCTTACCCAGTAGAGCTAGCGTCGCCGTAGACGCCTCCAAGCTCGTCACTTGAAAAAGGTGAATTCGGTCGAGTCGCTGCAAGACAGAAAGTTGCACCGCAGTCACAGTCTCGATATCTTCACGGGCCATACAAGCAGCCTTAACGCCTTGGTACCCAGTCAACTTTGTTGTGCCATCGAAGTCGAGAATTGGAAGAATTCCATCTGCCTTTGCCGATTGTCGTGCGGCAAGCGCTGCGCCATAGAAATCCTTGTGCGCATGACTCTTTTCCATCTGCTGACGCATCTCGGTCTCGAAATTCACCTCGTCCCACTCAAGCTGGCTGCGCAAGGTCCGATAGGTTTCGGTCCAGTATTCGTCAGTATTGTCGTCGTGCTCCATCAGATGCGATCGCTCTCTTTACGGACTACCCGGCCGATGATGATGCAAGCCTCGCCACGACAAATCTTTCGGTGGTGTTTACGCTGATCCGGACTGTCTGAGGTCAGCCACCACTCGCCGGCGTCCCGAGAAAGTCTCTTCACGACGGCCTCGCCCTCATAATTCACAGCGAAGACTACGCCGTCGGCCGGGCGCTTATCAGCAGTGTTCAGCACCACGACATCATCCTCGTAAAGCGAAGGCTCCATGCTGTCGCCTTTCACCTGGATGGCGATGAGGGCGTTCGGATTCAAGCCCGTGCGATCGATCCAACTGCGGCGCATGCCGAGGGTGCCGCCTCCGCACATGTCGGGCTCGGTATGCGCCGCAGT